GGCGTTAAAAATGCCTTGAGTGCGTCAATGACTTGGTCGACCGTAATGCTGGAAGTGTACATCATGCAACCCCTTTATCGCGCCATACGCCTGGCGTCCGACNNGGGTTTCCCCTTACCTTGACCCTTTTTCGCGGCGGCCATGTTGGCTTTGTATTCTTCCGAACGCGGCGGCTTTTTCTGCCCTTTCAGCTTGGCCGCAATTTTTACTTTTCGTTTCTTCCGAAAGTTGTTTGCCAGATTGCGCGGCCGACTGTTTGGCGCGGTAGTCTTCCGAACGCGGCGGGCGCTTCATGCCTTTATGCGCCGCTGAATTTTTGGTTTTACTCTCTTCGGAGTTGCTCGAACCTTTTGGGCGACGTGCGGAATCGCCGCCGTCCGTCATGTTATACCCGTGACCATTGGCCGACGATGTTCCATAAAATTTAATGTAATGCTTTTCCAAATCGTCCAGCAATTCCCGACCGCATGTTGCGACTTCAATGACGTTGAAATTTTCAATTCCATGCTTTCGCATAGCTCGATATAACGCAAGCTCAATGCCGGAACGGGCGTTTTCGGAATGCTTCGCAAACCTCTTATCAATCCCAATAGTCGTTTGCCCGACGTAACCTTTGCCGTTGACCAGATTGCGAATCAAATAAATTTTGCCGGTCATATTACGCACCTTGAAGGCATATTGCCGCCTTGGTCCAATCCGGCCAGCTTTCCAGCACCTTGACGACAAGCCATGCTTCCGTTTCATTCTTGCGCTTGACGATATCGCCGCCGGTTTGATTCGGCCGCACGACGCCCGCCAGGGTGCCGCGCAAATAAATTGCCCGGATGGTGCCTTGAATATTCAGGCCGTCCAGTTGCTTGATATCGTTCGCGTCCAGGGCTTGCACTTGCGCGGGGCCGGTCACGGGGGCGGCAAACGCTGGAACTTGTTTGGCTCCGGCGCCAATGGTGTAACCCGTCGACCGCAAAACGGTAACGGTTTCATTCGGATTTATGGTGCTGGTCACACCGTTAGCGAGTCCGCGCAAGTCCATTATTCTGATACCTCAATGGCAATTGAATTGAGCATGTGCGACGTGTCAATCAGGGGTTTGGCAAAGCCCTTGGCTTCAATCGTGCTTTCGGCCAGCGCGGGCGTCGTGAAGTCATTTATGCTTTGCTGCAATGCGCCTTTGATATCTTCACCCATCAGCGCCAGCACGCGGGGGCCGTCGTAATTCGTGCCCTTTGCCAGCTTCGCCATTTTGCCGGGCCAGGTAGGAGACTCCGCGGCAATCATTTGGCGAAAGAACGGCCGGGCCGGTTGCCCCACGCTTCCAAACTCATTCCAATAGGCCACAGCGGCGACGGGCGTGCCGTCCGGGTAAGTGGCGCCTTCCATGAAGCCGACCGCAACCTCTCCCCCGCCCATGCGTTGGGCGATTGCTTCCAGGGCCTTCATGACCCCATCGGAACCGCTGAGAGTGTGGTCGGCCATATCAATACACCGTAGGCCGGGAAACGTAACGGAAACCGCGCAAGCTGGAAGTCGCTTGCCAGAATGCGGCGCCGTACTGTGATTGCTGGAACCATTGCGCGGAGCCAGGGGGCGCACCTTCAAAGGCGGCGGACACGCTACCTTCACCGGCTTGCGATAGGCGCCCCACGGGCCGCGGCATGCCGTCCGCGCTCAAAGCGCCGCCGATATAGGCGACGTGGGCGGTCAGCATGTTCAAAAGGATGGCCCGGCGGGTCAGGTTCCGCACGGGCGAATTGTTCGCATTGGACAAGTAAAGGCCCGCTTCCGTGAAGTAGGCCCCCAAGGTCGCATTGGCAACCGCCGAAAATTCGGGATAGCGGGCTTTGAAGGCTACCGGGTCGAATACTACGGCGGTCATGGTCTTAGTCCTTGTCGGCTGGCTTCACGCCGCTTGCGCGTTCGTCTTTGCCGTCGGTACGCATGGGCTCAAAGCCGGTTTTGCGGTCCTTGAATTCGCCAGCAATTGCGGCGGCGTCCGTCAGACTTTTGGCGACAAAAATGGCGCCCGATTTGACGGCCGAAAATTCTTTATTGACTGCGGCCCATTGTTCCCAAAAGTCCCCGTCGACTTCGGTTGTGGCGTAGTCCGCGCCCACAATCAGGGCTTTGTTTTTGCCCGCCAATTCGACCTTTTTGGTCGGGTCCATGGGGTGCTGAATGATGATACCGTGGGGCAATTTGCAACCCACTACGACGATTTTTGCCATTTTCAAACTCTCCTAGTTTGCGATTAAAATCCAGGGGCCGAAGCCCCCGGATTGCTTACTTACTGATTCCTTACACGCCCAACATTTGGGCAATGAAGGCGGGGCGGAAAATCACGGTGCCCCTAGGTTGCCTTGCGACTTCTTTTGCTTGAAGCTGGAAGACTGCACGACGATTGGGTGGGCGCGGAGCTTTTCGGTAAAAGCGGTGTCGGCCGTGCGCTGACCTTCCACTTCGTCCACGATCAGTTGCACCAGTTCCCCGGACGCCGTGGTGTACTCCGGCGCGGTCTTCACGGTCAAATTGGGGAAATTCTTTTTCAGAATGTCCTGCACGTTGACATTGAAGTCGGTCGTCTTNGTCAAATAGACTTCCGAAATGGGGGACATTGCCAAGGTCATCTTGGTGTCGAGTTCAACCAGGCCACCCGCTTGGGTTTGCAATTGCTTGTACAGCTTTTGCACGTCCGAATTGATTTCTTGCGCCGTGGCATTCGCCCAGCCCGTGCCGCCCGCGGTCTTCGTGGTGGGCACGATAGCGGCGGACAGGTTCGGGTCGTTCAGCAGGCCATAGTTTTGCAGGCCGGACACGCCGAAGAAATACGTCTTATTCTGAAACTTGTTCAGAGTCAGAATCGACGCAATGTTCATGCGGTTTGCCCAATCAATGCGGGCCAGCCCGGCGCGTTCCAGTTCCCGTTCACCCCATTGCGTCATCACTTGATAGTGATAGCTTTGGCGTTGCGGGAAGTTGGAATTGACGCCAGCGACGCCGTTTTCGGAGTAGTCACCATACGACGAAGTTTCGCCCGTGGATTCCACAACCGGGAACATTGCCGTTTCNGTGGTCCAATCGCCCTTTTTGACTTCGCCGCCGACAACTTCGGCCGCCTTCATCGGGGAAACCAAAATTTCAATCAGTTTCGGGTCGATGAAGGTAGTCAGGAAGGCCGGAATACCGGCGTTGCTGGTGGTGATAAGGGCGGGCTGTGCGTCGCACGCAAAGCCATCGTGTGCCAGGCGCAACGAGGCGCCAGGGGCTTGGAAGTCGACGCCGGGCTGGCCCATGAAATGGACCCCGGCGCGTTCCATCAGTGCTTGAAGGATTGGATTCATGGTTTAACCCCAGGTAGAGATTTTGACGAGTTCACCAACGGCCGCAACCGACTGAGCTTTCCAGCCAGTAGCAGCAACGCCCGCGGTAACGGTGACAGTGGTCGACGCGGCGTAAGCCGTGGCGCTTTGGTCAAGCGTGTAGGTGCCCACGCCGCCAGCCGTGCCGCTCACTTGCGAAGCGATAACGGCGCCCGAAGGAATGCCGGTGCCGCTCACAGGGTCGCCAACTTTCAGCGAACCGGAAGCCACAGCGGACACGACCAGGGTGTTGCCGAAGCTGGTAGCAGTTGCCGCGGAGATTGTGGTCGCCGCACTGGTGACATAGACGCCCGCGCCGCCGGTCGTGCCGCTGGTTTGCGAAACGATGGTCGTACCGGCCGGAATGCCGGTGCCGCTCAAAGTCTCGCCAACGGTCAGCACGCCAGTAACCGCGGAAACCGTCAGATTCGTGCCGGAGCCCGAAGCGGTGAAGGTTGCGCCCATTGCGCCGGTTGCCGAAGCGCCGGTCGGTGCCGAAACGGTGTAGACGTCCCCGTTGCTGTAGTCCGCATAAACGGCGTCGCCAACGGCGCAAGCGTTCGGGCCTTTATTGACCGCCCAAAAATCGCCCTGATTGTGCAGAGTGACCGGGAAGCCGTGCGGAATGTTCATGCCCGATTCAGCCAAATAGGTTTGAATCAAGGCTTGCTGTTCGCGGTGAACAAAGCCGTTCGGGGCCTTTGTGGCGGTGCCGAAACTTTGGACAGTAACGCCGTCGTCATCGACCCAAGCAAATTTGCCAACGGTGACGCCAAGCGCCCCCGCAACAAAGCCGCCAGGGCCAGCCAGCACGGTCGCCCGTGGATTGGATGATGCAAAGTCACCAGCTACCGCGGGGGCGGGAGTCAGGTTGACCGTTTTTTGAAAGCCGCTCATGGTGGTGACTCCTTTTAAGCGTTACGGAAACGGGCGGCGCCCGGAAACTGCTTATCCAGGCCGCCAGCATCTTGCGCGATGCGCGGGGTCGGGGTTGCAGACTTGGAAGCGGCAACCTTGAAGAGTGCGCGAAGGGCCGGGGCGCCTTCCACGTCCTTGCGGTCGACCTTCATGTGGTCCAGGGCGAAGCCGTAGACTTCGGCCGCTGAATCCATGCCCATGACGTCGCCAACGATTGCGCGAACATCACGGCGGGCCTCTTCGGCTTCGCGCAAGTCTTTGCGCAAACCGTCCATTGCCGCTTTGACGTCGACCGGCTTTTCGCCGTCCTTAATCATTTTTTCGGCGGCTTCGTCAGCGTCTTGAGCCGGTGCGGCCAGCAGATTGCAAGCCTCATTGATTACCGATTCGTCCACCTTACCGGCCAGCAACTTGCGGAGCTTGTCGGCGGGGGATTCATCGGCGGCGGCCATCGGCGTTTCAACGGCCTTGGGTTCCTGTTCCACGTCCAGCAGCGCGTCGATTACGTTGTCGAGTTGTTGCGGGTCGAGTTCGGCGTCGAGGGCCAGCAATTTGGCCTTAACGTCTTCCTTCTTGAAATTCTTGCGGGTTGCCGGGCCAACCAGTGCAGGCAAA